GCATCTGTAATTTTTATGGCAGGACAAGAAAGAGTTGTGCCAGAAAATGGGTTACTTATGATTCACAATGCATGGACAGAAGCACGAGGTGATTCTAATGCAATGAAAAAAGTTGCCGAAGATTTGGAAAAAATCACTCAACCATCAGTAAATATTTATGTAGCCAAAACTGGTCAACCAGAAGAAAAAATAAAAGAAATGATGGATAGAGAAGAATGGATTACTTCAAAAGAAGCATACGAATTAGGATTTTCTACTACTCAAGTAAGAAAAGATAGTATGCAATCTTTAGAAGCAGATTTTGTTTATAATTTAGTTATGAAAAATAAAGAACTAGAAAACAAAATTGAAGAAAGAGCACAAGAGATTGCAGAAAGTATAGTAGAAAAATCAAAACAACAAAACGAACCAAATGATGGTTCAGAACAAAATCAGATTAAAGAGGACGCATGGGCGTCTTTTTTTAATACAAAAAAATAAGAAAAGGAAGGTAAAAATTATGAAAATTAACGAAACAAAAATGAAACAAGCTCAAGAAGAGGCTTTAAAAATTCTTCAAGAAACAGAGGATAAATCTCAAGCAGTTGTAGATGCAATGGACACAATATTATCAGCTCAATATGAAGAGCTAATAAATGAAATTCAAGAACAAGCTGAAAAAGCTAAAAATGATGAAGCTTATGCAAAATCATTAGGATTAAAAACATTATCTAAAGAAGAAGAAAAATTTTATGAAGCATTAAAGGATGTAAAACAAGCAATAACTGCAGACCAAATTGACATTATACCAAATACTATAATTGATGTTACTTTAGAAGATGTTAAAAAGGAAAGCGGAATATTAAATGATGTTAACTTTACACCAGCTAACGTAAAAAGATGGTTAGTTGCTGAAAAATCAGGAACTTATGCTTGGGGAGCTCTAACAGACAAAATAAAGGGAGAATTAAGTGCTACATTTACTGGACTAAATATGGAAGTAAACAAATTAACTGTTTATCTAGTAATACCAAAAGCAATAAGAGATTTAGCTTTACCATTTGTTGATAAATACTTCACAGCAATATTAAAAGAAGCATTAAATGACGGATTAGAATTTGGGTATTTACAAGGAACAGGAAAAGATATGCCTATAGGTATTTATAAACAAATAAAATCAACAAATGAAGATGGAACACACAAAGATAAAGTAGCAAATAACTTAACAGCATTCACACCAAAAGCATTAAAAGAAGCTAAAAAATATTTATCAAAGAACGGAAAAAGAACATTTGATAGATTAGTTTTAGTATGCCATCCAAATGATAAAGCTGATTATGTTGATCCTGCTATATATGATAGAGAAGGAAGACTTGTAAGCTCATATAAAAACTTAACTGTAAAAGAATCTGCTAATAACCCTGAGGGAAAAGCAGCTTTAGTAATTCCAAAGAAATATGTAATGGGATTATCTAATCTAGGAATCAAAGAATATGACCAAACAATGGCAATGGATGATGCTGATGTAGTAATCGGAAAAGGTTATGCAAACGGTAGAGCAGTTGACGATAATGTTGCATTCATATTTGATGTAACTAAACTTGAAGAATATATTCCAGCTGTTAAGACTGTAGAAGAAGTTGCAGGAGCTTAGAAATAAGCTCCTAATTTTAGTAAAGGAGGATTAAAAAATGGAAGAAAAATATGAAGTTGTATATCCATTTAAAGATTTAAAAGATAATAATTATATCTATAAAGTAAGTGATGTATATCCACGTGAAGGACTAACTCCAACCAAAAAGAGAATCAATGAATTGGCTTCTGAAAAAAACCTAATAGGTAAAATTCTAATCAAAAAAATAGAAAATGAAACTGAAAAAGTTAATGAAACAGAAAAGACAGAAGAAACAGAAAAAGAAGAAAAAGCTGATGAAACAGAAAAGACAGAAGAAACAGAAAAAGAAGAAACAGAAAAAGTTGAAAATAAAACTGAAGAATAGAGGTGTATTATATGGATGATACACAAATTGCAAAGCTTTTGGAAGAAATAAAACAAGAGCAACATACATCTCCTTTTAAAGAAGATGAAGAAATTATAGGATATATAAAAGATGGACAATATGATATTAATTTAGTTTGTGGTACTGAAATTGATTATACTGAAGATTTAAAAGCAAGAAGTCTATTAAAGAATTATGTTTTATATGCTGATTATAAAAGATTAGCAGAATTTAAACAATTGTATGGAGCAGAATATGCTTTTTTACAAGCAAAATATTACAACCCTACCGACATATAATGATGGTAAATTTAGACTTTTTGAAATAAAACAAACTGATTCAACATATCCAGTTGAATATTTACATGATACAGGAAATGATATTTGGTTTGAAGAATTATCGATTTCAGATAGATTAAGGTTTGAAGCTGAAGAAAGAAAAAAGAAAATAACCTATAAACTACGAATACCACAAATTAAAGAGATTAATTCATTATGTGTTGTAAAAATTGGTAACGAATATCACAAAGTGTTCAATGCCTATCATTTTACAAACAAAGATGGATTTAAACAAACTGATTTGACCCTCGAAGAATATCCTAGAGTAAAATTGGAGGAAGAATTATGACAAAGGAAGAATTGGTAGCTTTATTAAAAGGATTGAATGTTCCACTAAGTGAAGAAACTCCTAGAGATGACCAAATGGAAGATGAAATAAGAATCCATTTTTGGGATTATATTTGGGAAGATATAACAGCAAGTGGATCTAATTATAATACGCAAGTGACATATCAAATTTCTGTAGTGGCTGATAGACCTAGACACTCAAAATTGATTGAATTAAAGAAGAAACTTAATGCAAGAGGTATATTTCCAACTATTCAACATGAATACATAACAGAAAGTAGAAGAATACATTCATTCTTCTCTATAGAAGTTTTAGAAAATATAGGAGTAGAAAATGAGTAGTACTTACGAATTTGAAGGTTTTAATGACCTAGCTGATATAGTATCAAAATATGTTGATGGAGCAGAAAATGCAATAGAAGGAATAAAAGCGGGAGCAGTTGAATTTGTAAATGACTTGCTTAAATTACCAAAACCGATGTCAAAAATTCGAACAGCAGGATATACTCACTTGGTGAGAAGTTTCTCTTATAGAGAAAGAAAAGAAGAAATTGAAGTAGGATGGGGAAAATATTATGGCCCTATGGTTGAACATGGAGCAAAACAAATGAAAACTTCTCATCCTCATGTTTATCCTTTATGGGATAAAAACAAAGAAAAATATTATAAAACAATGCTTACTAAATTAGGTATAAAAACTTGGTAATAGTAAGCTTTTAAATTTAAAAAGAAAGAAGGAATTTAGTATGAAAAACAAAAAACCTATGATTAAAGAAACGGTTGGTTCTTTATATACAGCATTCAATACTCCTACAGAAGCAGGAGATTTTTCAGAAACTTATGAAGAAACAATAAAAAGTGATGTTGTAAAAAATATAGGAACAACAGAGAACGCAGAAAACACAACAGTAAGAGCAAGCGGAACAGATTATGAAACTGTTAACCAAACTTCAAGCATAGATATGGCTGTAGAAGTTGTTGCATTTGATCCTGCAACTTTAGCAAGAATGAGAGGCGATGACACTACTGATGAAGGTGGTTTAATGCTATCAGGAGCTCCAGCAAGAAGACCATTCTTTGCTTTTGGTAAAGTTGTAAAGAAAGTTGGAGGAGGAGTTCAATATGCTTGGTATCCAAAATGCCAATTAGTTGAAAATACAGATGACATTGCTACATCTGAAGACTCATTCTCTGAGCAAAACGACACTATTACAATTAGAGCTTATGCTTTTAATGATAATGACCAAAAGAAAACATATGTAGATAGTGAAACTGAAAATTATCCAAAAGGATTAACTGAAGAGAAATTCTTTACAAAACCAATATTAAAAGCTGCAGATTTAGTAGCTGCAATATCTGGAAATAATGTACAAGGTGCTTAAAAACGAGGCTCTAAAATCAATTTAGAGCCTTTTTAAATTTTTTTTAATATAAGATGTTGGAGGAAAATATGGAAATTGAATTGAAAAATGGAGAAAAGCTAATTTTAGAAGTGTCATCACTTTTATTAGAATTTTTAGAAGACTATAGGGGTGGAATTGAACAATTAAAAAAAGATGCTCAAGGTGAAAAGGATTCTAACGGATATACAAGAACAATGTATGCGACAAATCATTTATTATATGCAGTAATTGCATCAAACTATGATGCTCCTTTAACATATAGACAAGCGGTGCGACTTGTGAAATTAGAAGACATTGACAAGATAGCAGATTTTGTCATTAAAAATATTCCAGCCTTAAATAGAGAAGAAAGTAATGAACATAGATTTTAACTAAAACTTGAAAAGAGGTGTAATAATGGCAGACGAATTAAAAAGAGTAGGGTTAGTCTTTAAACAAGATGGTGCTGTTGATTTTAAAAAGACATTACAAGAAGTGAATTTAGAATTAAATAAGAATTATAATCAATTTAAACTTGTTCAAGGCCAATGGGACAAATCAACAACAAGTACGCAAAAATTAAGAGCAGAACAAGAATATTTAAGAAATGCGTATGAGATCCAGGCAGATAAAGTAAGTACTTTAAAAATGCAGTTAAGTGATTTAGAAAATGCAGAAGAGAAAAACACTACAGCTATAAAAAAGAAAAGAAATGAATTAACAAATGCAGAGCTAAAACTTGAAACATATAATAAGAGAATAAAAGATATAGAAAGTCAATTACATAATACAGGCAAAAAAATTGAAGAATTTGGAACAAAAGTAGAAAATGTTGGTGGAAAAATCGAGAAAGCAGGCAAGAAAATGTCTGCTTTTTCTGGCGCTATTGGTGCTGCGCTAGTTGCAAGTGCTAAAGGTGCAATTGATTTTGAATCTGCTTTTGCAGGAGTTGAAAAAACAGTAGATGGAACAGAAGAACAGATGGCAGAATTAAAACAAGGCATAAGAGATATGGCAAAAGAAATTCCATCTACAACAACAGAAATATCAGCCGTAGCAGAAGCAGCAGGACAATTAGGAATACAAACAGAAAATATATTAGGATTCTCTAAAGCTATGATAGATTTAGGAAATTCTACAAATTTATCTTCAGAAGAAGCGGCTTCACAGTTAGCTAAATTTGCAAATATAACGAAAATGTCACAAAAAGATTTTGATAAATTAGGTTCTGCTATTGTAGATTTAGGTAATAATTTTGCAACAACTGAAGCTGATATTGTTAATATGGCAATGAGATTAGCTGGTGCAGGTAATCAAGTTGGAATGTCACAAGGACAAATATTAGGATTAGCAACTGCATTAAGTTCTGTTGGAATCGAAGCTGAAATGGGTGGTTCTGCTATTTCTAAAGCTATGGTAAAAATGCAAAATGCTGTAGAATTAGGAGGAGGAAAACTACAAGCAGTTTTAGATGCAACAGAAATGAGTTTAAGAGATTTAGAGCTTATGTCTGCGAATAATTCAAAAGATTTTAAAGATTTAGCTGATAGTCTTGGATTAACAAGTACAGAGTTAAAAAATATGATTACAGCAGGTGCAAACTTAAGGGATTTTTCAAAGGTTGCAGGAATGTCTGCTGATGACTTTAAAAAAGCTTGGAAAGAAGATGCAACAGGAGCACTAACTGCATTTATTAAAGGGTTAGGAAAAGCTGAAGATAAAGGTGAAAGTGCAATTACTTTACTTTCTGAAATGGGACTTACTGAAGTAAGATTAAGAGATTCTTTATTGAGAGCTGCAAATGCAAGTGATTTGTTTAGTGGAGCAATAAAAACAGGAACAAAAGCTTGGGAAGAAAATACAGCTTTAACCAATGAAGCCAATAAAAGATATCAAACTTTAAAAAGCAAAATACAAATTATGATAAATAAAATAAAGGATTTAGGAATTACTTTCGGAAACAAGCTAATGCCCGTAGTAGAAAAAGTAATAAAGAAAATAGAAGAATTAACCAAATGGGTAAGTAATTTGACAGACGAACAAGTGGAATGGATTTTAAAGATAGCAGGTGCTGTAGTAGCTTTAGGTCCATTATTAACGATATTAGGTAAAGTAACTGGTACGGTAGGTGGAGTTATCAAGGGAATTGGCACATTTACTCAGGCAATTGGAGTTATGTCGGGAACAGTAACTTCAACATCTACAGCAGTGAATGGATTAGCATCAGTTTTAGGTGCAATTACAAGTCCAGCAGGAATAGCTGTAGCAGCAATAGGATTAGTAACAGGAGCGGTATTATTAATGAGTAAGTCTGCTAGAGATGCAGAAAAAGAAACGAAAAAATCTTTTGGAAATATTGGAACAGCTGCTAGCGATTTTGTTACTGGAATTGATTCAGCTCAATCACATTTAGGAGAGTTTAATAGAACTTTATTTGTGACATCAGAGGAACAACAAAAACTTCAACAAGAAATGGACGACGTTCAGAAAGGAATAACAACAATATGTAAAACTGCTTCAGATGAAAGAAGAGGATATACACAAAAGGAAATACAACAATTAGATGAATATTTTGAAAAGTTAAGAGAATTAAATCAAAGGGAATTAGAAATAGAGAAATCTATTTCTAAAGCTATAGCACAACAAGCGGCAACAAATGCAGAAACATTTCAGGGTTCTTTAGAGGAATATAAAATACAATCTCAAGAGTGGATAAAAACTGCTGAAGAACAAAAAACGAAAACTATTGAATTAATTAATACACAAACAACAGAAGAAATTGCTTTATTAAATCAAAGATATGGTGAAGAGGCTACTATGTCTAATGAAGCTTATGCAAAAGAATATGAGAAGGTAGTTCAAAATAAAACAGATAAAATAGCTGAAGTAGAAAAAGAAATAGCTGAAGTAAATCAAAAATATGCCGATGGATATTTAGAAAGAGCAAAACAAGATGATGGTTTTTATGCTAAATTACAAGAAACTAATAAAAAGCTAGAAGATGAAAATACAAAGCATAGCGAAAATTTATCTAAAATAAACGACAATATTTTATGGGATGCTGAAACGAAATCAGATAAACAACGTATGGAAGAACAGTTACATCAAGGAAGAATGAAAAAAATATGGCAAGATATGTATAAAGATATGGATGAATCTCAAGAAAATCAATTAGGAACATGGCTTGCTTTAGTTTCTCAAACTGAAATGTATGGTGGAAATATAGATAAAAAGACTCAAGAAATAGTTAATGATATAATTAATAGTTATGACAGTATGCCGAAAGAAACAAGAGAGGCAATGAAAAATGCAATGACACCTATGCTAGATGAAATGAATAAAAAACAACCTACTCTTTTTGCAAAAGCTACAACGATTGCTAATGGCATTTTAACAAGATTAAAAAAAGCTTTTGATGAGCATTCACCATCAAAGAAAACTAGAAAAATTATGAAGTTTGCAGTACAACCTATGGAAGAGGAAATGGAAAAAGGTAAAAAAGAGTTATTTAAACAGGCAGATGAAATAGGTGATGGAATAACAGATAGATTAGAAAATATTGATGGAGAAGTGAATTTTAGTTCAAGAAGCGGAACAAATATTAATCAAAATAATTTTGGAATAGATTATAACAAAATGGCACAGAGTATTGCTAGTGCTTTAACAAATTGTAAATTTACATTAGATGAAGATGGCTTTGCTAGAATAGTAAAAGATGAATTATACAAGGTGGTGTGATATGTTTAAATTTAAAGGAATATCAAGTCAAGATATGCAAGTAGTAATTGAAGAAGAAGAACATTTTATTGCTAGAGCAGCACAAAGATATGAAGTAACAGAAATAGAAGGCAGAGATGGAGCAATATTTGATGAATTAGGATATTCATACATAGAAAGACCTATAATGGTTCAATGTTTAAATACTAATAAAATCGATGATATTTTAGCTTGGTTAAATGGAGAAGGAGAATTTGAATATAAAGGTAGAATAACAACAGCTAGATTTTATAGCCAATTAGAGCCACAAAGAAGTGCTTGTATAAGAATAATAGATACGACCTTTATAAGAGATCCATTTTGGTATAAAGCGGAAGATAATTATGAAGAGGTATCGGAAGAAATTGAAAATATAGGAAATATTGAAAGCAGACCAATAATAAAATTAACAAAAAAAACGTCTAATGGTGTTGATATAACAATTAATGGCATTAGATTTGTATATAATTTTTCTGATAATTTTGTAGAAATAGATTGTGAAGAAAAAACAGTTGAATGTAATGGATTAAATAGAAATAGACAATTAGAAATAGGGTATGAATTTCCTAAACTAAGTGTTGGAATAAATCTTATTTCTATAAATTCTGGAGATTGTAAAATTGAAATAAGAAGAAAGGATAGATGGCTATGATAAAAATATTCGATGCAGCAGATAGAGATTTTTCTTCTGGTGGAAATATAATCATAGAGCCAACTAAATGTTTAGAATATAAAAAGAAATCACTCAATGGATGGTATATAGAAGTCGAGTTACCGATAAAATATAAAGATTATATAGAAGAAGATAAATTATGTGTAATACAAACTAAATCTAAATTAAATCCACAAGCATTTAGAATAAATCAAGACTTAAAAAAGACAAACAGAAAGATTACGTTTACCGCAAATCACGTTATGTTTGATATGGAAAAGTATTTTCTTTTAGATGTTCGACCAACTAATTTAAATGGTTTAAATGCATTAAATTACATAAATCAAAGGACTGATAATGTTAGTCCTTTTTCTTTTTATTCTGATGTTGAAACTATGAGTACAGCATACTTTATACGAAAAAATATGTTAGAAGCTTGCGAAACAATTGAAGAAAGATGGAGAGGAGTATTTGATGCAGATAACTGGAATATTAACTTTTTGCAAAGTGTTGGGCATGACAATGGAGAAACAATAATCTATGGTAAAAATATGCAGGATATGGAAATATACGAAGATTGGTCAGCAGTTGTAACTAGACTTTATCCTGTAGGGTATGATGGAATTATGCTACCAGAAAAAAGTTTAGAAAGCAGGATAAGTTACGACGTTCCATATACGAGAACGATAGATTTTCAAACGGATTTAGAAGAAGAAGAAAGAACAGAAGAAAATCTTATACAAGAATTAAGAGAAAAAGCAAGAGAATATATTACTGAAAATCAATATCCTAAAGTAAGTTATACTACTAGATCAGACATAAACAATGATATGGAAATAGGAGATACGATTCAAGTAAAACATCCTTTAGTAACAATTACTACAGAAGTATTAGAGTATGTCTACAATGTTATCTCAAAAAAAATAAAAGAATTAACATTTGGAAATTATTCAAGAGATGTAAAAGTTAAGTTTAATAATATAAAAAATACTATAAAATCTATAACTCAAGAAGTATCAAATCAACAAATAGTAATTAATCAACAAACAGAATTAATAAATTCGTTGAATAAAAATGGATTTGTTTATATAGATGATAATGAAATTTTAATACTAGACAAACTTCCTAAAGAAGAAGCTGTAAATGTATGGAGATGGGGATTAGGAGGTTTGGGATTTAGCTCAAATGGATATGAGGGACCTTTTGAAACAGCAATAACTATGGATGGACAGATAAATGCAAAATTCATAACAACAGGAACTTTATCAGTTAGCAGAATAGAAGGACTTGCCAATACTTTAAATGACTATAGTAGAAGTATAGCGGACATAAATATTGAACTTGGTAAAATAGAAAGTTCAATAAGTGATATTGCAGATATAACAACATCAAAAGAAAGTAATGATGGTTATTTAACGTTTGAAAATATAAATCAAAGTGAGCCAATAAATATTGAAATAAGACCATTAGGAGATAATATAAGCTATTTGTATCCATTTGATTTGTTATATCCAAGTGATAATTTATTTATTAAATTAAGAACACTAAGATTTACTAATACAAAAACTAATGAAGTTTTTAATTATGAATTACCAGATGATCTATTATATTATGATTCGGAACATTACGATAGATTTGTTTTGGATTACAACAACGAAGATTGTTATATAGTAAAAAAATGTGGTTACAATTCGAATGGAGAAGTTGTTTTATTGAGTGAAGAAAGAATAGAAACTATAAGTTACCCATCTATTGAGTTAACCGATGGAAATTACACTGTAGAAGTTCTAAAATATGATAATACACCTTATATTTGTTATTTAATGGTAAGACTAATGTCACAAAATGTATATATAACACAGTTTCCAACTAGACTTGAAATGAAAAGTGCTATAAAGCAAACATCTACAGATATAACTACTACTGTTTCAGAAATTTATGAAACAAAAACAGATGCTACTTTAAAATACTCTCAAATAACACAAACTACAGACAATATAAGCACACAAGTTTCAAAAAAAGTTGGAAATGATGAAATCATATCAAGGATAAATCAATCTGCTGAAGCTGTCTCA